CACGTTTCTCAATGGCCTCTTTCTTTTCTTTAGTCTCTTCTTCTTTATCACCATGTGCCATTTCGGCTGACTTTTTCATTCCATTGTACATGGCCATGAGTGTGTCTTTCTTTTCTTTATGCATACCATCCATCATATGTTTCATGGCAGATAGGTATTCTGCCTTAGTTTTTGGTTCATGCATATCTTCATGGTGAGCCTCAGAGACCACAATCTTCATGTCCTCTGCCATGACTTTCTCTTCAATACCGTGTTTGAATTGAACATCATACCACTCAACATTTCCTTCGTCATCTGGAATTGCGTGTGAACCATGAACTGGTTTACCTTTACCCCACTCAGGATGTTCTACAACTACAGCACAGTCGTGGTCTTTAGAGTGACACAACTCTCTGATTTCCTCATCAGAATATCCCTCTTTGGCCAAAGGTTTATTTTGACCTGCATCTTTTGCTTTACTCATTTTTTGTGGTTTCCCTTCTGATTTCTGTGCTGGGTCGCCAGAAACTTCTTTTGCCTTTGCAACAGCCTTTGCTGTTGGATTGGTTTTATCCATTGGTTTAGATGGACTATCACCAGTGTCTTGTATTTCATCACCGTCTACTTTGTCTAACTTGTCTTGTTTTTCCGCAGCGACAGCAGATTTCTTAGGAGCATCGGCACCATTGGCCTCTTCCAACTCAGCAACGACCTCTGCTTCTAATTCCTCAATGGTTTTCTCTATCTCATTAGCCATGGGGATTTCTCCTTGTAATATGTTTGTAAAGTTATTTATAAATTATAAAAGTTTTAAAAACTTAGCAAATTCTAATGCATTCTGATTTGCGTGTCTTTTTCGGACTTTTTCGTTTATTCTTTTCTTCATTCTTATTAATTCTTCTTCAACCAACGCACCATTGTTCCAAACCCACTCCTTACCCTCCATAATTCCTTCAACAAATGCATTTGGAGCAGATGGGTCTGCAACGATGTCAGCTGCAGTTGCAAGGTAAAAGTCATCTTTTACATAGTTTGCACCATTCTTTTGTTCTAAACTACCCATACCTCTTGATGACACACCAAGTTTTGCACCCTCGTCCATGAGATTTTTAACAATTTCACCCATTGGTGTTTTAAGTATCTTTGCTTCTCCGATAAAATTTTTATCTTTTGGATAAAGTGCGGTAATCATATGAGATGCACGTTCAAGATTTACCGTTGGCCCGTCAGGATGTCCTAACTCACCAAATGCACGTTTCTCGTCAATGTACTCTTTATTATATCTCTTTACTTCTTTGTTGAGAACTTCAAATGGATATACGCGTCCGTTACGATTTTTAACTTCGGACTGCATAAACACACCTTTTATTTTATAAGATTTTTCACCATCATCTTTTTCTTCGGTGATGTACTCAATACCCTCTATTTGTTCTGATATTAATTTCATACTAAGTTCCCTTTAAATACTATCGTGTTGTGCAACTTCTTGTACATAAACTTTACCGTTACTACCAGCAGTTTCATTAATGATTGAGATGAAGTAAGAGGTTTGTCCAAAATTATATTGAAGTGCATTACCAACATTACTTGATGCATCAGTGGCATCTTCCATTGATATAAAAGAACCAGCATCGGAACTTGAACTATCCGTTCCATCTAGTAATGCTTTTCCTTCACCATTTTTTATCATTTCCTCTGGAACTACTGTAATTGATGTACTAGCCTTTAAATACATTCCGTTTGTTGCAGTGACGGCTGTTCTATCTGAATTAAGTGTAACTTTGAAAAATATATCTTGACCTCCAAACTCACTTATTCTGAAAGCAGAACCCCCTCCTAATTTACCGATTTCGATTCCAGAGGCATTATCGTCACCTAATGTAATACTGCCTATGAACCTTACTAATTTTAAAGCCATATCCGTTCCTTAGATTGTTAACATTTCTCGTTCAAAATATTTCATGAGTTCTTTTTCTGGAACTCTGTACTTTTTTGAGGTTGTAGTTATAGTTTTAGTAAAAGTATTTAGGAAATCTGAAGGTTTAGAGTCCATAACTTTAAATATATCATCCACTGCATTTTTCATCTTAGGAGAAAGCTTTTTATACTCCTTAGATTTTTTGTGTTCATCTTTCTCCAACACTGGAATATAGAACTCGTCAAACTTCTTCATCTTTCTCCGCCTGTGGTGTCTTAACAAAATTATTTGCAACCTCTCTTCTTTTTGTTTCAAGTGCATCACCAATTTTTTGTTGCATTACAGATTTAAATTGTGCCTCTGCATCTAAATTATTATCTTGTTGTAACGCGTCCACAATTTTACTTGTATCCATTATTTTTCTCCTTTATCATCTGGTGGGTCTTCACCTTGATACTTAGCTAAATCATCTGCTGGTATCGGAGCTCCATCCACTGATGGGTATCTTGTTACACCATCGGTATCAGTTGGAACTTCAACTCCACCCTCATCTGGGTCAAGTCCAGCCTCTTTATTAATTTGTTTCTGCATATCCTCTACTTCATTGTCTGTCATATTCAACACATTATTTTGTACCCATTTCTTACTAAAGAAAGTTCCAATATATGACTCAACTGTTTGTAGAGTGTCTAACTGTTCTTTAAGTATCTCTGCTTTCTTTAACTCTGCAAAGTGACCATCTTGTAAAAAATCATACTGAATGTGTTCTTTTATTTGTGGCCACTCTTCTAAAGTCACAATTCCTTTGAGTATTAATTGTGTCTTGAGTAAATCTGTAAAGAGTGGTGTGAACTTCTTTCTCAACCTTTGTACAAACTTTGTGAATTTGAGTTCATCTCTCGTAATCTCTGTTGAACGACCAAGACTAAAGTTGTTCTCTGCCTCCATACGAGATACAGGAACATTTAATGCACGATACAGTTTGTTCTGAAAATATTTGATGTCATCAATCTCACCAAGATTTGCACCGCCAGGTAATGTCGTAATCTCTGTTCCACGACCACCTTCTCTACGAGGTAACCAGAAATCCTCTAACATAGACATATGATTTCTGTCGTCACGAATCTCACCAGTGGATGCATCGTATACCAATTTGTTACGATAACGATTCATTACATCTTTTAGATATTGTTCTGCTTTAATCTTTGGTAGATTACCAACATCAATGTAGAATATACGTCTTTCTGGAGCTCTTGATATACGATAGATAACAACTGCGTCCTCAATCATTCGTAATTGATTTACAGGTTTGATTGCTTTGTGTAGGTAAGAAAGAACGTGTCCTTTGTTCTGATCTATTAAACCAGATGGACAGTATGAAATACTGTCTGGTGCAATCTTAATACCCTCTTGAGTTCCACCAGCAATTTGTAATCCCTTTTCATTATAAATGTAATATTCTTGTACACCCTTTATGAGTTCTATACTAGAGCCACTTTTAACGTCTTTTTGTAATTCTCTTACTTTTCTTATTTTTCTAGGTTCAATATATCTTAACTCTTGAATACCTTTTCTTGGTGATTTTTTATTGATGACTTTATGGTAAAACAATCTACCATCAACATACCATCTACGAAATATGTCATGTCCTTTTACGTCAAAATCAAGAAGACTAAGAATATTATCAAACTCTTTTCTTATACTGTCTTTAATTTTTTTAGGATAAGGAAGTTGCTCTAAAATAATAGAGACCGACTGATCTCTTTCATCAGAAACAATCCCTTCATTTATTATGTCTTCTATTGCAGAATCACACTCTGGTTGTTGTGCAATATCACGATACCTACGAATCAAATCTTGTTCGGTTCGTTCTCTACCATCGGTATCTAATATTTGACCAAAGAAACCACCACCAGCGACGTCAAGCGTGCCGTCATCAGGTGTTGGGGGAGTGAATTTCTCACTCCCCTTTTCATCCTTTATTCTCTCAAACTTAAATCCAAAAAGTTCTGCCATGATATCTCCTAATTTGTACTACTATTTAGTAGTGTAAAATTAGAAACTCACACCAGATGGTTCAAAGTGTTGATATCTCCAAGTAACTTCAAATGTTTCTAATTCAGTTGCCTCTGCACTTGATAGTTCAATTGCAGCAACAGTTAGTGGATAACAAGCTCTAAAGATGTAAGTTTTTAAAGTCGTGTCATCTCTATCTAATTGTTCA